TGAACACACTATGAAAGGAGACTGCGATGAAAGCCAAGTTGCAAGCGCTGCATAAAGCTGCACAAGCTATCCGCAAGTTGTTTCCCGCGCTCGCTACTGCCAGCCTACAAAGCTAGGCAGCCACGTGAACGTAGACTTCGCGAACGGCAATCTACATCTCGTTCTTCACCACGCTAAAGTGGCTAGCCTGCCTTCTTAGGTAGGTATAGTCACGTCCAGTTTATGGGAGCTGCGCCTCCTGCTGCTACGTTAGCTCCTTCTTCCGGAATAAATCTACGTAGTGCTACATTTACAATTGTAGATGCCTTCGAGAAAGGCTTTACTGACTTTCAGTTCTTTGCTGAAGTAGCACTTCCTGATGTTATGCGCTTTAAGTTTCCTCCACTCTATATAGCTATATGGTTAATGTTAGTAAAGGCTCATACAGCAGAAGAGCGTGCGCGTGTAATTAGGTTCGCGTTAGGTCTACCGCGCGGATTTGCTAAGACAACCTTTATTAAAGTCCTTATCTGTTGGCTTATCTGTTACGATAAGGTTACATTCGTCCTTACCGTGTGTGCTACAGAACCTCATGCACGTAACTTTATTGCTGACCTTAATGATATACTTGCTAGTCCTAACATGGAAAAAGTCTATGGTGCATGGACTGTAAATCTAGCATTAGATCAACAGGAACTTAAGAAGTGTAGCTATCGGCGGCGCCTAGTTATCATAGCAGCTATAGGTAGCGGTACTAGCGTTCGTGGTCTTAATATCGGACATGAACGCCCGGACTTCATTATATGTGATGATATGCAAACTAAAGAAAATGCGGATAGTGATGCTGAAAGTATGCGTCTACTACAATGGTTTATTGGTACACTACTAAAAGCTGTAGATCCATTACGGTCTATGGTAGTCTATATTGGTAATATGTATCCTCTGAATTGTATTCTCTATAAACTTAAGGAAAATCCTTATTGGACTAGCCTTATTACCGGTGCTATTCTTGCTGATGGTGGTAGTTTATGGGAAGAATTGCGTAGTCTTGACAGTCTATATGAAGAATACAAACATGATGAGAACTTAGGCCTAGCATTTATTTGGTTTGCGGAGATGATGAATGATCCTATTGTGGGTCAAATTAGTCTACTTCCTAGCGGCACTATTCCAACCTGTCCACTACGTGTTGAAGAGATAATACCCAATGCTGGTTTTATAGTTATCGATCCAGCTGGTTTCAAACGCGCAGCTGATGATAACGTAGTAGCTGCATTCCTTGTTCAAGAACAAGTACCCTATCAGGTTGCATTAAGTGCAGGCACCTACACTCCTCTTAAAGTCATTGAAGAAGCTGTAAGAATAGCGCTTCTCTTCAACATTAGGGTTATATTTATTGAATCCGTCGCGTATCAGCAAACATTAAAGTTTTGGTTCGAACATATCGTTGAAAAGGTAGGTCTAAAGGAACACTTTGTAGTTGTGGAGATTACACCTAAAGGTAAGAATAAAGATAATAGGATTAGGGTAAGTATACATCAGTTGCTGGATAAGACATGGTATATAGCTGATCCAGACGCGCGCCAACGCTACATGTTTCAAGCCTTGTCTTACAAAGTTGGTAAAACTACTAATCGAGATGATATACTTGATGCAGATGCTTATATCGAAGATATTCGTAATGATGAACATTGGGCGCTTATACATAGTTTACCCATGAATGCTCCCGAGGACTTGCAAGCAGGCGTAATAGCGAACAACACTCCATTTTAAGGGGTATAGTATGGCGCAAGCAGTATCTACGGCGTTACGTCTAAGTGCAGAGGCACAAGCTTCCTTACTTGCTTACTGTAAGATTGTGCTTGATCTACATCAACGTACAAATGAACTTCGTAACAAGATGGAATTTATCGATATCGCATATGCTCGTTATAAGTACACACAAAACAATACAGGAAACGGAGAAGATCCAATAGCAGGAGATGTACCATGCGGAGTAGATGTTGATGACATTACTGTCCCTGTTGTGGTTAGTCAAGTTGATAGCTACGTAGGATACTTCGCAGACATTTTCCTTAGCGGTTTTCCTATTTTTCCAGTTGTTTCTACTGTTGATAATCTTGTTGAAAGCGAAAAGCTACAAAGTATTGTAGATGATCATGCTATTCGTGGTCGCTATCCACGGCATCTTCTTATGTCCTTACGAGATGATACAAAATACAACTTTAGTGCGCTTGAAATTGATTGGTGCCCATTGGATCTTTATACAGCACTTTCTTCTTATGACCAAGTTACTGGAAGTGGCACAGAAGCTCGCGCGAATAAACTTACTGCTCAACAGTATTACATAAACAAGATCAATCGACTCGATCCATATAATGTAATCTACGATGATCGTGTTGCTCCAGTTGATGTACCATATCATGGTGAATATGCTGGTTATATTGAAATTATAAGCAGGGTGGAACTAAAGAGAAGGTTGGCCTACTTTGCTACAACCGGGGACGGTTATCACACTTCACAAGCCTACAATAGTAAGCTAGGTATTGGTTCAGCTACATCTTCTCCACTTCATATGGGTTATTATCATCAAGCACCTCAAATTTCTAATATCATAATCCGACGTGACTTAGCTAAAGCTGGTCTCATGGATTGGGTAGCCTATCTTACAGGGACTAAGAGTGCTTCTGCGCGGTATCAAAATATGTCAGATATGTATGAGTTTGTTACATTATATGTACGTGTTATACCTGAAGAGCACGGTATGGATGTTCCACGTAAAGGAACACCGCAAGTCTGGAAACTTTGCTATGTAAATCATGAAAAGCTTGTATATGCTAAAAGGATTTATAGTCTCTATGATATGATTCCTATCATTGTTAGTCAACCTTTTGAAGATGGTTTTGGTACACAAACTGAAAGTATGGGTGAACGTGGAATACCTTTTCAAGAAGCTGCATCTAAACTCTTCAGCATTCGGTTAAATAGTGCTCGGCGTGCTGTTATGGACCGTGCGCTATATGATCCAATGGTAGTCAATAAAGATGATATCAATGCTCCTTTTCCTGCTGCAAAGATACCTATTAAACCTAACTCCTTACTGAGTGGTAAGACTCTTGAAGCAAGTTATAAGCAAATTCCATTTGATAGTCGCGGTACTGAAACTGTAATACAAGATATGCGTAACATCTTAAGTATGGCTGATAATGTTAATGGGCTTAATCAACCTTCACAAGGACAATTTCAAAAAGGTAATAAAACACGTAAAGAATGGAATGATACAATGGGTAATGCTGGTAAACGTCTACGACTTCCTGCACTTTGCTTAGAATACCAGAAGTTTCTACCTCTAAAAGAACAGATTAAACTTAATATATATCAATATGGTGTTAGTGGTCCGTTTCAGAACATGAGAAGCGGAGAGATCTATAATATTACAGCTAAGGAATTAGAGGCTATTAAAGCTAAGATAGGTAATTTCGAACTTGCTGATGGATTTCATCCTGCTGAGAAGATGGCAGCTACAGAAGTACTTTCACAAGGTATGCAACTTATCGGTCAAAGTCAACCATTACAACTTGCATGGGGACCAGCTCTTCCACGTATGTTTGCACATCTTATGTCACTTGGTGGAGTTAAAGGTATTGATAAATATCTACCAACTGCGGCACAACAAGCACAACCGGCAGCAGCAATACCTGCTACACCAGGTGCCGCGGTGACTCCACAGGCAGGTCAAGGTACATAGGGGATATAGGTGGAAATAACTCAACTTCAATTGCTACCTCCTCCAACACAGTTTACTCCTACCGAGGAAACTATACTTCGTCAACTTCTTGCTGAACCTGTAATGATTAAATATCTTAATATAGTATTATGGGGGCTTATTACTGATAATGCTAATATACCGTTACCAGTAATAAGCGCTGATTTACAGGAACACGCACTTAAGCAATCCTATGTTAAAGGGGGTATCAGCGTAGTGCATATGCTGCAATCCGTTAATATAGGATCGCAACAAACGTAATAACCACACCAAGGAATACTTATGCCAGGCGTCATGGACTTTTTCGGTAACTTCGGTAAAAGCGCAACAGCTAAAGCAGTACCTGTGACACCTCAACAACCTGTAAGTGGTACACCAACAGGACAAGGTGGACAGCCTGTTGCGGGTGGAACTCCTGCACAAGGGGGAGCACCTGCTAATCCTGATGGTACACCTGCTACTGGAACTGCTAGTAATGATCCCAACAATTTCAAAAATCCTCTTGACCTTTACAAAGATTTGTTCCATAATACTGAAGATCCTGCGGCACCTAAAGCGCCTGAATTCAAGTTATCATCTGAAATTGTTACTAAAGCTGCTGGTTCTCTTAACTTTACTGATGGTTTACCGAAAGAGTTAGCAGATAAGGTAGCTGCTGGAAATCTAAGTCCTGCCGATCACATGGATATTATGCAACATGTGGGACGGCAGGCATACGCTAAAGCAATGGAGCATATGTCAACACTGACAGACCGCTTTGTTGGATTGCGTACCGCACATGAGCAGCAAGGACTCCCTAAGCAACTCCGCAATCTCCTTGCAACCACCAAAGCAGCATCACTCCCAAGCGCGCAAAGTAATCCTGTTGTTAAGGCGCATATGGAACTTATTAGCAGTCAGTTAGCTCATAAGTATCCCGATCAGACGCCTGACTGGATTGCAGAGAAAGCACAGAGTTTCTTCACCGACATGGCAAAGGCTATCAATCCTAATTTTGGTTCCACCGAAGTAGATGAAGAAGGTGAACCAAAACAAGGTAGACGGCCTGCAAAGATGGAGATGGAGAACTTTGATTGGGATGGCTACCTGAAAGATAAAACTCCGTCCTAATGCGCTAAAAGCGCCAGGAGATTCTGCATGGGGTTCTATAGTGGTGTGTTCAACACCACAGTCAATCCAGCTGAGCTGAACAAGAGAAGTTTCGCTGCGGCGATGCTGCGCTTGTTCCCAGATGGTGCTGCACCTATCTTTGCTCTCACTTCTCAAACCGGTAGAAGTCGTGCTGTATCTTCCACACATGGTTACTTTACCAAGACACTTGCGTTTGCTACTGTTGCGAGTGATGGGATCAATGCTGCTGCAACTACTAACTTGCTTGTGGTTTCAAGTGCTGGAATTCAAGTCAATATGGTTTTATTCAATCCTGCTACACAAGAGAACATGCGTGTTACAGCTGTACCTGATGGTACACACGTAACAGTTACTCGTGCTTTCGGTCGTGTTGCTGCTGTTGATATTGCGGCTGCTCAAGTGTTGCTTGTCATTGGTACTGCATTCGAAGAAGGTTCTGCACGTCCAACAGCTCGCGGGCTCACTACAGTCTATGTCAGCAACTTTACACAAATCTTCCGTAATGCATGGGCTGTAACTGATACAGCGAGAGCCAGTCTTACAGAAATGGGCTTTACTAACATCGCTGAAAGTCGCAAAGATGGAGCATTGCTACACAGTGTGGACATTGAAAGTGCTATCCTGTTCGGACAAGCTAAAATGGATGTTACAGGAGCGCAACCTTTACATAGCACACAAGGTGTAGTGGATGCTACCGAACAATATGCTGCTGCAAATACAAATACTGCTGGTGCAACTACAAATCTCACACAACTTGTTGGATTCCTGGAACCTGCTTGGACATTCTCACATGATCTCGGTGATAGCAAACAGCGCGTTGCATTTGTTGGTTCTACAGCAATGAAAGTTATCAATGATATTGCACGTATGAACGGTCAAGTACAAATGATGCAAGGTCAGACTGGGGCTTTTGGTCTCTCTTTCAATCGCTTTCTCTTCTACAAAGGTGCCGTAAATCTCATTGAACATCCTATTCTCAATGGTCTCAGTGGTATGGCTGGATTGATGGTAGTCCTGGACATGCCTGCTATCAAACTTGCTTACATGGATGGTCGAGATACACGGCCTGAAGAATTTGGTGGTACAGGCAAGAACAATGCTAACGGCGTTGATAGCGAAGGTGGTAGCTTTACAACTGAATTTGCTGTAGAGGATCTGAATCCCGCTGGTAATGCTATCGTATACGGTCTAACACAAGGCGATGTTGGTTAATCAGCTATAATAATCTCTTAACCAAGGAGCTAAGCGATGGTACAGCAACCACAAGGGAAGCCTGAGCAGACTTACTTTCACAGTTCTGCTCCTAACATGGGCTTCAAATGTACAACTACAGGTGGAAGTAAATACGGTGAACGTGTTGCTTTCAAGAATCATTTTCTTATCACTACAGATCCTGCTGTTATTGATTATGTGCGTAAGAACTTTGTTGCACGTAAATCTGCAATGTTTATGGTACATGAAATTGATGAAGCTACCTATCAACGCGCTATTGCGATCAAACAACCGAATCCACCTGCAATGCCAGTTCGACCTGCTATACCTACCGGTGCTGTAGCTCATCCTGCTGTTGCTCCTGTACCTACTGGTGCTGCACCTTCTACCGCTGCAACCTTTGGTGCACCTAAAGCATAAGTGACCAAGCAGAGATAGCGTATGGACTTTGGCGAAGCAGTCCAGTTGATCAATAACATTACAAAGCGGCCTGATAAGACTGCTGAAGTAAAGGCTGCTATCAACAGAGCAATTGGACTCTTCGCTGTTAAAGGCTGGGCACATGATCGTGTAGAACTTACTCATAACATAGTAAGTACCGATTATGCCCAGTCTTTTGCTATCAATGCTGCACCTTTTGCGCGCTTTAGGAAAATTAAATATATACGTCCTACCGGCTATCGTATTTATCTTGCCTACAGAGATCCATCTCGTATCTTTCAACCTAATGGACATGAATGCTTGGATAGTTGGTACCGTAGTGGTGTCAATATCGTGTTTAAACTTAGTAAGCTACAATCTAGTTTAGAAATTGCGTACTATCAATATCATTTAGCGATGCTAGCTGATGCAGATACTGATTGGATGCTCGATGAAGTTTGGCCAGCTCTACATGATTGGACAGTAGCGGATATCATGGGTCAAATTGGTAATGATCAAGAGCGCGCGCGATATCAAGCCAAGGCTACAGTGCTACTTGATGCTTTTCATGCAGATATAGGCGAAGGTGTAGAACTTTCCTAATCACCTTGGAGCATTAAGTGTTTCTTCAGCCTCTTGGTACTCGTATAAATATAACAAGTGCGGGGACTGTTACTTCTGTAGGTCTTGTTGCTCCTAATATCTTTAGTGTTTCAGGTAGTCCTGTAACTACGGCTGGTAATCTTACATTTACTCTTGCTTCACAACTTCAGAATTTGTTGCTTGCTAGTCCTTCTGGTGTAGCTGGCATACCATCTTTTCGTGCTCTTGTCAATGCTGATCTTCCTGCGGATGTACTCCTGCGCACATTGGCAGATGCTAAAGGTGACCTACTTGTTGCTACTGCTGCCGACGTAATTGCCCGGCTTGGTGTCGGCACTAACGGACAGGTACTTACAGCGGATAGTGTTGAGACTAGTGGTATTAAATGGGCGACACCTGCTAGTGGTGTTACTAATTTTCTTGGTCTTAGTGATACACCTGGTAGTTATACTGGAGAAGCATTAAAAGCAGTACGTGTTAATGCAGGAGAAACTGCATTAGAATTTGCTGTTGCTGCTGCTGGAAACTTCTTAGGTCTTACAGATACACCTAGTGCTTATACAGGACAAGCTAGTAAAACAGTTAAGGTTAATGCTGGTGAAACTGGACTTGAATTTGTAACTGTTGGTGCTGGCGGAGATGTTACAGGACCTGCTTCTTCTACAGATAATTATATTGTAGTTTTCGATGGTACTACAGGTAAACTTATCAAACAAAATGCTGGGCAATTAGGTATTAGCACTGGTGGCGGTAATCAAATACAATTTGCTGGTAAGAATATGATTCAATTTACAGATAGCGGTTCTACAGTTGTTAATTATTTTCAAGTTGCACCTGGTATTACTGGGCAACCTACAGTCTTAAAAGCGATAGGTAGTGATGCTAATATTGGTATAGAAATGTATACTAAAGGTACTGGTGGTTACGCTTTTATCAATCCTCTTAATCAAAAAATGCTTCAACTTTTAGGTGGTGCAGCAAATGCACCTAATGGTATTAGTATAACTACTGGACTTACTACAGCATCTCCAATATTACAATCAATAGGTGAAACTAATGTAGGACTAAGGATAAGTAGTAAAGGTACTGGTAACATTGATTTCTTTAGCGATACCAATACACTTGAACAATTTAAGATACTACGGGTAGCTAGCGCAGCGAACTTCCTACAAGCTGCTGGTGCTGCAACTCTTTCTGGACCTGTATTAAGTGCTCAAGGTTCGGATGCTAATATTGATCTTAATATTACACCTAAAGGAACTGGACGAGTAATAATACCGTCTACTACATTTCTTAATGTTGGTGGGTTAGAACTTACTGGAAGTGTCGCACCCAATATAGGATTTTATACACCTAGTGCTGATACAATCCGCACGCCGAACAGCGTGATCGTGGATGACAACCTCACCGTCAGCGGCGTAGGAACAATTCCAACTCTATATGGTTCGGCTGCTGCCGACGGTGACATTACGATAGAGGGCACATCGCACGCAACCAAGACGACTAGTTATGTGATCTTGCAGCCGACCTCCGGCAACGTCGGCATCGGGACGACGGGACCGGGAAGTAAATTTGAAGTTCAAGCAGACGGAATGGGCGCGAATGTGCCTGCTATTTGGCTGGCCAATATTACTAATGTATCTGAGCGAGATGGAACGGTGATTTCAACGGTTGATGACGGCTCTGATGTCGAGGTTTTACATGTTCGCGCCAATACTGTGACATACAACGGCGGGACAAGTCTGTTTCTAGTAAGAGGCGACGGCAACGTCGGTATCGGGACGACGAGTCCGACTACCGGAAAACTCGTAGTGGATCAGGCTAGCACCACTGCTGCTATTCC